GCAGGATCTAAGAAAATGTGTGGTCTTTGTGAACACTGGATCAAAGAACTTGAATTAATGTACATGTCAGCATCACTGAGTGGTTCATAAGGTGCATAAGAGCACATCAATCTACCCCAGTAAAACTGATTTCCATTAATTAAAAATTTGACATGTAACTTACCACGAAAATTCCGGTAGTTACTAAGCCTATTTGCAATCTTTGGATCCTTTGCCCACAAATTCCAAGGGAAAAAGACTTGGGAGATACTAGCGTTTACAGCCCAATCAATATCAAGCAACCTTACGGGTCTCTCAAACCAATTAGGAAAATCCGAATCGGCAGACTGCGCCATATCATAGGAAGGATCAGGCATTGACTCCACAACTTGCATGTTCGAGTTAAAGTCAGAATATGACACAATTGATTTCTTCTCAAAGGAAGGTCCAATCGCTTGCGAACTAATCCCGGCTTGTTTGTACAACGTGACATCCATCACTGGTAATTTTTGAGTGTTTACCACACTACAAAGAGGAAGTTTTGACCTCGAGTCTTCCTTTGAACTCCTATTGTTTACAATACCAGCGTTAATATACATCTAAGGGCGCTTGCTAGGCAACCCAAAGAGTCTCGTTGTGTGTTTTTGGAAATCTACAAATCTTCAATAGATCGTAGAAATTCCAAATAGGGATAGTTATCAGTCACTATATCTTCCCTAAATCTGTATAGCTGTGAGATAAAGCCACCAGACATGAAAAATTCTCCAGGAGACACCGCTACATAAGTCGGTTTTCCTGAAGTGATCACCTCCACAAGAACATCTCGCTCAAAAATTTCGCAAAATGGTGAACTGTAACAATGGAGGATGGTCCAGGCTCGTGTCATTCCATACACTAACCTGTGGGTTCTGTCTCTCTCAGACACTTTTTGCTCATATGACATACCATATGTCAATGAGCCACACGGGACTGATATATCTTGTCCCTCATTTGCCACGAGCATCAATAACTCTTGACACACCAACTTGCGATCCATTTCGACTGTACGCCTCAAAGCTCGTTCACGAGCCACCCTAGTCTCAATGTCACTGCGCAAGACAAGTGACATTCTGGTAGGAGCTGAGGCCTGAGCTACAGCATTCTCTAGGTTAACAGTTCTACACTTCCAGAGATACTCTTTCCTCTTTTTCTGAGCAAGCACTTGTAGCTCTCTACACTTCTTCCATTCTCTACGCTTCCTGGGAGTCCACTTGTCTCTAAAAACCAGCAAAGAATGTTTCCATTTTCGCACGGGAGACCTGACTAGTTTACACTTCTTAACTAGCCCAATTTCAAACACCAGGTACCAGAAAAGGTCAAAACTCCTGAAAGACATCCACGTCATGAGGCCAATTTTAAAAATCCAATCAAGTTGGCCCCAAGCAGAAATGAACAAGACGTAAGCCCAGGGGTTCCGGGGGTATTGGAAGCTTACCCAATAGAAGCGTGTCACATAGATAAAACCGACAAAACTGACAAGAGAAGACCAAATCATGAACCACTCCAGATAGTACCCATCCCAATTGCAATACTGGTGCATCTTTTCAGGTGGGTCTACCCAAGGATTGATTACTTCTTCTGAAGGTTCTGGAATGATCTCAGAGTCCAATTTGTAAGATTCAAGAAATGATTGTTTCACATAATTCTTTGCTCGGCAAGGCAAAACGCCTTGTGGATACTCTTCCATCACGCTAGTGGTTCCATGAAATCTTTCAATCAGCTCCTCGTATGAAGGAGGAGCAAAGAAATCACTAATTGGAGGTTTGCATTTCACTTCATGGCGATCCACGATTTCTTGGATTTGTTGTTTTCGAGTTTCATACAACTCCTTTCCATGCAAGAAATATTCATCCAAGGCTTGGCGCAAAACACCTGCCAAGTATTTTCCTTCGCACAATGGTGAATCAGTCCTCCAAGTGTGTAGGGATTTCATGATAGAATCCTCTTCCAAAGGTCCAACGACACATCCAAGATCTTCATGTAGTTGAAATTTACGCTTCAACAAATCTACTTCCTCTATAGGAATGAAAGGAATTGACTCCGAAGTCTTGTCCGCCATAGTGTATGTCACTCCAATAGTTTCCAATACCTTGGCTATGGAGGTGTGATTGAATTCTTTTTCTCTTTCATCTACGGACCCCGCATTGTCATCACCGTAACAAACAAGATCAATCATTTCTTTGAAAAGCGGTACCGGTTCTGGGTGCAAAGCATAATAGGCATACCGCATGTACAGGCGATTGGCATCATTGTTGACTTCTACAGTCAAAGGATTTCCAGAAGGATTTGAACCTGCTATTTCAATCAATGCACTCTTGATTTCATAAATGGGGTAGCAAATTTCTGTTGCTATACCACTAGCAATCTTCAAAAAGTTTTCGTCCATTCCACACTTCTTGAAAATGTGAAAATAATATTCAAAAGCACCTGTAGACATTTCTACATGCATCCCTTTGTCAAACTTCTTGAAATCCCCATTGAACATCCTTTTCAAATCTCTGAAAGCATCATGGAAACATCTCCAGTCTTTGCCAGCTGCATTTGTTCCTACAGCAGATTCAAAAGCCAAAGGATATCTACGGCGTGCCGCCATCAGTGGCAAGTAATACATCCTCACCAAGACAATGAAAGCCACTTGAGCAGCAGAATA